GAAAATGGAAAGGGACTTGTCGCTAGCGGCCCGGTTTCATTTGGCCAAATCTATTCAACCCTTAACTCTGTACTCCGACGTGGTGGAGTCTATAAGAATGGTGCTGTGGTGTTGCACTTGGACTTGTGCCACGCTGATGCTCTTGAGTTTATACAAGCTCCACGTCATGAACTTCCTTGGGCTAAGCGATGCGTCAACATTACAGATGAATGGTGGGAGGCGTGTTCTTTTAAAGAGGAACTACTCAATGGTATTAAGTCCGGTGACATTTGGCTCAACAAAGTAAAGTATGACAAAAAAGGTAACCGTATCCGAGGCAACGTTTGTCTCGAAGTGTACTTGCCTAGCCGAGGAACCTGTCTCCTACAGCATATTAATCTTGGAGCCTGTGAGTTCGATGACATACCACGAGCTTTCGTCGAAGGTATGTCTGAATTGTGTGCACTGCATGCAACCACTGGAGTTGGTGCGAGTGGTGAATACCTCCCCCCCGAAACGGATCGACAAGTCGGCCTTGGAATGCTCGGACTTGCAAATCTCCTTAGACGTGTAGGCGTTAGCTATGAACAATTTGGACGTGCACTTGAACAATACAACGGTGGCGAAGTTGTCCAGACACCTGCATTCGAGCTGGTCTCTCAATTCGCTTCCGGCATCGACGCTGCTGCAAACATCGCACGCAGTTACTCGATGGACCGAGCTTTTGCAATCGCTCCTACTGCGAGCTGTAGCTACCGCAGCAAGGATGTAGATGGTTACACCTGCACCCCTGAGATTGCACCACCTATCTCCCGTGTCGTTGACCGGGACAGTGGCACCTTTGGTGTCGAATCATATAACTATGGCGATGTAGAGATTGCATCAGAGGTTGGCTGGGACGCGTACAAGCGTGTGGCTGACGGCATGATGACTTTGCTAGATCGCACTGGGCTTCTTCACGGGTATAGCTTCAACAGCTGGAGCGATGTTGTCACGTATGACAACGCCTTTATCGAAGAGTGGCTAAAGAGTCCCCAGACTTCCTTGTATTACTCGCTCCAAGTTATGAGCGATACACAAGATAAATCTGATGCGTACGCCGCTCTCGATCAACAAGATGTAGACGACTACCTCGCAGATTTACTGAATGAAAAAGAACCTACCTGTGACTGTCAAGAATGAGACAACATCCTTATCAAAAACTACTGGAACGCAAGCGGACGTGGACTCCTGTTGCTACTACCAAAGGCAAATGCAAAGAGGGAGCGGAGGAGACACTCCGCCGTGCACTTGCCTTGCGACATATGGAACTACCTGTGGGAGATTTTATCCGTGATGCGCTCGCCACTGAAGTTCCATTTCTCGCGCGTGAAATATTGGAGAGCAATGTCCAAGACGAGATTAAGCACGACAGGGCTTTGGGTTATGTCGCCGATGCTTGGGGAGTTGATCCGAAAGCTGAGCGGGAAGCCCTCGCACTGCGTGATGCGTGGACAGAACATCCTGATCACACTCTCCTTAAAGCCATGGTTGCTGAGCGTGCAATCTTTTTCGTCTTACTACCCTTCATGCGGTTTGCTGGTGACGCAGGGATGCGAACCGTCAGCGCTGACATTAGTAGAGACGAGCAAGTTCACGTCGCAACAAATAGCTTGGTATGTAGAGAGCTTAATCTGGAGGCTTCGCCGTCTTTGGATAAACTCCGTAAGGCGACTATTGCCTGGGTCATGCAACCACTAGGCAAGAGTGCTGATAAATATCTGGACAAAAAATTTTGGCTCGATTCTAGTGATCGGCTGATGTATGAGGGTAAAGCACCACAACTTGCTGACACACAGCGAGCACGGATGCCTGCCTTCTTTGAACACGCTAATCAAAACCTCCCGCAATATGCTTAACTTCCTGACACCTCAAAAGATGTTAGCTGAGTTAGAAGAACAATTTCCTCCACCCTTTACCGGACCAGAAGACAAGATCCAACACATCATGTTTAACGCTGGTCAGCAATCCATCATCAATTGGATTAAACAACGCATTACTGAGGACTAATGTATACAGAAGCAGAACTATACGCTGGGTCAACTAAGCGACCCAAGTACAACAAGAAGGGTAAGTTTATTGGGTATGAGCATACACCTTTAGACCCTGGTTTAAAGGAAGCAAGTATGCGTCTTATTTACCCACCTTCACCGCCGCCGGTACCCCAGCCTGCTGAACAAGGTAACGCCCTGATGGCATCAGCTGGTAAAGGCTTGCGCCGCCCAGAAAGTGAGCGGGCAAAGAAAAAAACAAACCTTGCAGGCTTACGTAACCGCAGAAGTTTGGGCTTCGCCCAACTGATTGGAGCCGCATCACAACAACCTGGTTTCTCTCCTTTGAATATTGGTGGCTTCGGATGACAGCTAAAGCAAGGTACGATGCACTAAGCAGTGGCCGTAATTCCTTTCTTGATGTAGCTGTTCAATGCTCTGAGCTTACTCTCCCATATCTCATTACACGTGATGAGTTACGGAGTACCCACAAATCTATTACACAACCTTGGCAAAGCGTAGGTGCTAAGGCGGTAGTCACCCTTGCATCTAAATTGATGCTGGCTCTGCTGCCGCCTCAGACTACGTTCTTTAAGTTACAGATTGCAGACGAACAGTTGGGAACTGAGATTCCTGCTGAGATTCGTTCTGAACTCGATCTTAATTTTGCCAAACTTGAGCGTATGGTGATGGACTCTATCGCTGCTTCTAGCGATCGTGTCACTGTGCACCAAGCCATTAAACATCTTGTTGTTGGTGGTAATGCTCTGTTGTATATGGGAAAGGATGGGATTAAGCACTACCCATTGAACCGCTATGTTGTAGAACGTGATGGCAATGGCAACGTTATAGAGATCGTTACCAAAGAACTTATTAACAAACAACTTTTACCTCGTGAAATTGTTAAGGATCCTCTCGAAGTATCTGAGGAGTCCACGGCACCTAACAACGAGTGCGAAGTTTATACACACGTAAAGCTACAAAACAATCGTTGGGTTTGGCACCAAGAGGTGTACGGGAAAGTTGTTCCTGGTACACAAGGTAAAGCACCTAAGGCAACATCACCCTGGCTTGTGCTGAGGTTCAATACAGTCGATGGGGAGAACTATGGTCGCGGGCGAGTAGAAGAGTTCATCGGTGATCTGAAGTCACTCGAAGCACTCTCTCAGGCCATCACAGAAGGCTCTGCAGCAGCTGCAAAAGTTGTCTTCCTAGTGTCACCATCCTCTACTACTAAACCAGCCAACCTAGCCAAGGCTGGCAACGGTGCAATCATTCAGGGCAGACCTGATGATGTTGCTGTTGTGCAAGTTGGTAAGACTGCTGACTTCGCTACGGCACAGCAACAAATGCAAACGCTTGAGCGACGCATTGCTGAGGCATTCCTTGTGTTGACTGTTCGACAAAGCGAACGGACAACTGCGGAGGAAGTACGCCTTACTCAACTTGAACTAGAGCAACAGCTTGGCGGTCTATTTAGTTTGCTGACCGTTGAGTTCCTTGTGCCATACCTGAATCGCAAGTTGCTTGTGATGCAACGCAGTGGTGAGTTACCAAGGTTCCCTAAGAAGCTTGTTAAACCAACCATTGTTGCTGGTATCAATGCACTTGGTAGAGGTCAGGACCGTGAATCACTGACTCAATTCATTATGACCATTGCTCAGACCCTTGGTCCTGAGGCAATGATGAAGTATCTCAACCCAGACGAAGCAATTAAACGTCTGGCTGCTGCACAGGGTATTGATGTTCTGAACCTCGTTAAGTCGATGGATCAGCAACAGCAAGAACAACAGCAGAACATGCAAATGCAGGAGCAGATGGAGATGACTAAGCAAGCTGCAGCTATGCAGTCGGCACCAATGAATGATCCATCTAAAAACCCTGCACTAGCTGCAGAGCTAGAGCAACAAGCTGAACAACCACCTATTCAATAATGGCAGAAATTCTTACATCGGATAACAGCGTACCTACTGAGGTTATGTCTCAGCAGAATGCTGATGAAGCCGATTCACTTCGCGTTGGCGAAGAGATTATGGAAGCTCATGAGCAGCGACTGGCTGGAAAGTACAACAGTAC